TCAATTAAAGATACTAAATTTCTTCCTATTTATAAACACTCCTCATGTGTTTCAGAATATCGAAATACCTGCTATGCATCTCAAGCCAAAAACCAAAAGGCGTTAAGTAGTCATCTGAGATAATCAGATGCTTGGTACGATAAAATCGACCTCGATATTTGACATACACGGTCACCCACTGCTCGGCACCTTGCCAGGTAAAGGTAGTCTTGTCTAGTCTGATACGTTTAATAATAAGCATTTTTTATACCTCCTGACTATATATTCGTAAAACTTGCCTTTAAAATGGACATTTTTCAAAATTTCCGTTTTAAGGGCTTATTTTCCAACTAAATTCCTAACCTGATATTCTGCCGAATGCTACTGTAACCTACTGCGTTTATCTGCGTCCATAGCACGCAAACCTCGTTATCATTCTGTACTTCAATAAATTTTTTTAAAATGTTGAAAAAACACTTGACTTATATTATCGGATAATATATAATTGTATTGTAAGGTTGATAGGGAGACCAAAACCTTACAAATAAAAACAGGAGGAAAAAATGAAATACTCAGAACTGGCAGATTTGCTAACGAGCGCTGGAACATTTCTGGTAGGTGTCGCAGCGGTCATAACAGCAATCAAGCCGACAAAAAAAGAATCTAACAAGAAAAACCACCCACGGCGCTTCAAGTAAGATTCTGGTAGAGAGGGGGAGAAATCCCCCAACCTCTACTTTGAGTATATCATAAAATCAGAGGATATGAAATACTTTGCTACATTTGTTTTTGTATTGATCGTCTATCTTTGGATTAAAAGTAGAAAGGAGTAACAATGGCATATTCAAAGGCTCAAAACGAAGCCACTAAGCGATGGCAACAGGCAAACCCAGAAAGAAACAACTATCTCAAAAAAAAATCCACTGCAAAAAGCTTTATCAGGCTAAATGCAACACTGGACGACTTAGAAGAGTTGGAAAACTTAATTAACGAAACTAAATCCTCAAAATTTAGTTAAAATAAAAACCTTGTAACCACTCAAACGCCAATCCGACTGGTCACAAGGTCACCGCACTTGCTAAATAACAAGTACCCTATGATTATATCAGCGTACTTGGATTTAGTCAACCCGAGTACGCTTTTTGCGTACCTCAGATAATAATAACGAGGTAAATACCATGAAAAATGTAACTATCCAAAACTTTGCCTACTTTGCAATCCGTAATCAATCTTGCTACACCTTTATTGATGCGTTGCTGACAGGAGTTGAATCTACTGAAGATGAGTCAATCATGGCAGTAAATAATACGCTAGATGTATTGTTTGAGACACTAAAAAATGATGGTTACCGACTATGTTTTACCAAAAGTGTCCTTAAATCCTTTGCTAAAAACACCCTCGTTTCCCTGTCGGTTGAATATCGCAGGATTAAACTAGGACAGAAATTTGGCTGGGAAAATGAATCCTTTGAAAGCCATTGTCGTAACAAGGCTGCAGCCCACATACCGATGACAAAGGGGTAATGTGAATGAAAGCAGCCATCTACCTCAGGGTCAGCACTCTTGAGCAAGCCAATGGTTACTCTTTGGATACCCAAGAATTGCTAGCTCTAAAATACTGCAAGTCAAATAACTATGAGGTTTATCAAATATATAGCGACCAGGTCACAGGGGCAAAATTTGATAGACCTCAATTACAAGCTTTACTGTCCGATGCCAAAACCAAACTTTTTGATGTGGTCATCGTGCACAGATTGGATAGGCTTGCACGTAGTACTAGGGACACCTTTGTTATTGTAGAGGATATATTTTTACCTAACAATATCAGTTTTGTTAGCCTTACCGAGCACTTTGATACTACAACCTCTCTTGGAAAAGCCGTCATGGGTATCTTAGCAATAAATGCCCAGCTTGAGCTTGACAGGATAAAAGAGCGGATGGCTCTTGGTAAGCTTGGTCGTGCTATGCAAGGCAAACCAATGGCATGGTCCCCTGGTTTTATCCCATTTGGTTACGACTACATAGATGGTCAGTACCAGGTCAATGCCGATGCTAAATGGGTTAAGCATATTTTCGGTTTGGCACTCAGGGGTCTGACTCCCAAAATGATAGCCAAACAAATGACTGTTAAAAAAATACTAGGTCGTACATGGTATTTTAGCACTATCAAACTGATTTTAACTAATCCAATCTATATCGGCAAAATCCGTTGGCGAGGTAAAGTATACCAAGGCTATCACTTACCAATTATAAGCCAGGGTGATTTTGATGCTGTCCAAAAACAGCTTGACCTCTAACACAAAAAACCGCCCAGATTTTCTCTGAGCGGTTTGGTTGTGTATCAAAAATTGTATCTTTCTATTTTTATTTTTATTTAAATGTGCCCCAGGCTTGACCGTAACGTTCGCCGTTACGGGTTGCCCCTGTAGCAATATAATTACGTTTGCCAGATCCTCCGATGTAGGAGATCCAAGCGTAGCCGTTATCATCCACGATAACTTTGTCATACTTGACAACTTGGCCCTTTTTGTAAACAGCCACAATCTGGCCACTTGTGTTTGGTGCACGCCGAACATTTAAAGCATCCACAACGACAGTCATTGTGCCATGCTCTGTGTATTGTTTAGCTCCGCTTGCTGCTGGTGTTGTAGTATTTGACACTACACCCGGTGGAGTAATGTAATGGGCAACATTGAGGGCATACGTTGAAGCACTGTAATAGTTGCGCACTGGATAACGTTTGCCATCGCAGTTTTGCTCGATTACTACAAGCTGGTCTCCATTGACTGCCTCAATGATGACTACGTGACCATAAACTCCGCCTCGCAATGTGACAATTTGTCCTGCTTTAAATGGTCCACTAGTAGATACGCTCCAACCATTAGCCCCCCAGTTGTATGAAGTGCCAATGTTGTGTGCTGCGATTGTGTCACCTATCGCACCACTAACCCAACCAATACCCGCACCTAGTCCCACAACAGAACCAGGTGTAATCATGGCCTCGTAGTAGCTAGCGAGGCCGTAACACTCACCATTTCCCACAGGTCGACCAGAGCCAACCAGGGCTCTAATGTTGTTCAATGCTTCATTTACTGTTGTCATCTTCTTTTCCTTTCCAAAAATACCTCTACAAATGGCCCCACAAGGAGCGCAACGGCTCCAAGGGGCAATAACATTATCATTAAGATTATCTTCTTCATTTTGGCTCCGTATAAGTCAATGCTCGCTCTGAGTCTGATAGGCCTGCTGTGGTAGGGTCAGGCAGGACATTTAATGCATTGACGACAGCTAAGCCAATAAGATAGGGGTTGCTGATAAAATCTACCAGCACTCGACCAACAGCACCCCAGCTGGTCAAGTCCTCAAATTTGAGGCCCAGATAAGCCAAGACTGGCACAATAACAGCTAAGACAAATCTGGACACAAAGACCTTGTTTTTGTGATTAAAACGTACTTTCCAGTTGATGTTCATTCTATTTTCCTTTCGTTTCTAAAACGGTGATACGGACTTCGTGAGTGTCCAAGCGGTTTTCGTGTTCTTTGACATTTTCTCGGAGTTCGTACTGTTCCTTAGTGGTTAGTTCCAGATTGCGGTTAAGATTTTCAATCGCCTGCGTCAGAGGGCTGACGGTGTCTGTTAAAAGTTTGTTATTTTCGTCCTGCAACCGTTTTGCCATGCGGTTATCTGGTTCAATAACCATTTTTTTGTAAAACCACAAGCACGCCGCACCGATGACCGTTCCCGCTGTCACAACACTTGCGACATCTTTCAACAATTGCAAAAATGGCGACATACGCTCCTCCTACTCCTGTTTATCTAAGCCTGCATTTGCCAACTCTAAAAGCTCTTTGACTTTAGTGCGGTACTTGCGTGGCACTTGCTCCAATGTAATCCATCCTTGTTCAACTTGCATCGCAAAAAAATTAATCATCATTCCTTCTACTCCTTTGATATTATTCTTCAGTTGTTTCATTAGTCGGCTCAGTTTCATCTTCGGCCTCCTCATCGACATCTAATTGTGCTAAAAGTTCATTGACTGTCATCGTCACTACTCTGACCATTTCGCGGTTCTTTTCCGTCTCGCCTCTAATCTCTGCTACGATTTCATTTTTTAGCATTTCGATTTCAGTTTTGGCATCAGAAATCTGCTTGTCAAATTCCTTTGTTTTTTGCTTCAATTCATCCACCGTCTGCACGGCTTCGGACATCGCTCGGTCGGCGTAAGTACGCTTAAAAAAGTTGTCCAAAACCGCTTGGACCAGCTCAGTATCTGCTACTTGGCGGTAATCCCCAACCAATTGAGCGACAAGGTTTTCCCCTGTTTCTTGGTCAAAGATCGCTGCACTAGCGCCAACAACCGAGCCAAACTCGTCAAGCTTAGCGTGATTGTATAGTTTTTTAAAGGCCATCTGTTCCTCCTTCATATTGTTCCAGGAGGTCATCAATTAAGATAACCTCAGTTGCAGAAAAATCATCCTCTGCTTCCGCCAACCAGTCGAAAAAGGCTTTGTAGCGACTAGCATACTCGCCAGCCTCTAGCGTAATCTCCTCCTCTGATAGCTCAGACTGAAGTTGTCTAACCTCAGCCAGTTTGTCTGGGTCCTTTAACTTAAGACCGCCAGCACCATCAGATACGATCTGACCGTGTTCATCAGCCTCACAGTATTCCTTTAGGATGTCTGATTCGTCCTGATAGTATTCCGTAAACTTTTCTTGTACCTTAGCGATTAGCTTCGCCCTACCGCGATTAGCCTTCATGTTTTTGGGCTGAACCCTCTCTAAGATGGTTGAGAGTGTTGTGAGTTGGTTGTTTTTGAGTGTGAGTTTCATGTTGTGTCTCCTATTTTTAAAAATCGCTTTGCCATCCTAGACCGGCCTTGATGCCTAGTTGGGTCAACAACGCAGTTAATCGATGGTAACCACCGTACTTAGTTCGCATATAAATCTCTTCTATGTACATTCGATTGACTGGATATCCTTCCAGCCCCACCGCAGATTTGTGCAAGCTACCGGCCGGTGACATTGGCCTCATGACATAATCGTTTGACTGTGGATTCGTGTTTTCGAATATCCAGCCCTTCTGCCCTTCCAAAAAGGAGTGAGAAATGATAGTGATATCTGAGTGTATGCCAATGCGGTCAACAACCTCTGTTCCTGTTGCGCTACCAGACGCATAAATGTTGATACCAGTAAATGCACCATCCGTCACTGACTCACTGTTAGACCGATTGGTCCCTATAGAGGTAACGCTAGCCATATAGCTGCCAGTTGGATTGTTATTTAACTTTTTAAACGTGTTGTCGTTTGCTTCACGTCTTGTCGAAAATTTTACAAATTGATTAGGGAGACCCGAAACAGAACGTCGGATAGCTGGGCTGTCTGTCAAAAAGTTAATGGCGCCTGTATTAAGATCAATCTCCATCGCCCTGTTAAGAGCCGTCAACTTACCACCGTTTATCTTGTCAGCACTAATCTCAACGGATTGTACAATCGTCGAAAACAGCTTTTTCGTAGTCGTTGTGCCAGACACAACCGTGTTAGCAGTCATGTTGTCGAAAAAGGCCTCGTTGAAAAGGATTTTATCACCAGTAACAGACTTAGACTGGATGTGTATACCAGTAATCGTCCCTGCCACAATCTTACCGCCGTGAAGCGTTTCGATCATAGCTGACTTGATGATTCCCTCATCAATAATGGATCGCCCGTTAAGATGAATTAATCGCCCTTGTAGATGCAATCCCTCTGGACCGCCGTTAACAGCAGTAATCACATCCCCGTTGCTGTTGAGCGTCTTTAACGCAAAGCTATTTTCCATCAGCGTTAGACGACTGCTGTTAGCTATCTCCTGCGCCGACGTGTTATCCACAAAATTCTCAGGCGGAGTCTCTCCGCGGACGATAGAGATTTGTCCGATGGCAACCTGTCCATTTTTACGGAGCCAAACGTGCAGACCGTAGTCGTCGGTCACGATGCTATCCGAAAGGACGGTAAAGGTGCCTGTAAAGATCTGACTGGCGCCTGTTTTTGTTGCGGCGATACTAAACCCTCCTAGAGGGGTCCCGCTGTTTCGTATCTCAAATCTAATTTCATCATCAGGCAATACATCTACCCAGAGATTGACACGATAGCTGAGCTTCTCCCCTTTAGTAAAGGTCGCTGTCCTCAACGGGACCTGGAATCCTCGCCATTGAGCGGTGGTATGTCCTGTCTGCTTGATCACCAAAAGCTTGTAGGTGTTGGTACCAGTCATGTAATAATCTGACGCATTACTGTTAGACCTAGGTTTGTGGCGTGAGTAGTTAGTCGGATCATAGACCAGGTTGTCGCTCTTCGCCAAGCTTTTGCCGACTTCAACTTGAAAGATTTCAGAGGTCATCGCCATGCGTGAAATTGTATCTGCTATGCCTTCTCTGGTCGTCCCAATCGTGCGCTCGTAGAGCTGGGCGGTCTCTCGGACTCTGTTAAAGTCGACGCCTGTTACCATGTCTTCGTTTGCAGGAGACCAGTCCGATGAGACGTTACCAATAGTCGCTTTAGGCCTAGACACCACGACATCGCCAGTACACTGGATGTACATGCCGATATCATGAGTTAGACCAGAGACATCGAGGCCATCTGGGAGTTTAGCTTTAATCTCAACACGCTCATCGATACTGGTCCCTACTCGTCTATCCCAAACTCCGATGTAACCCCAACCTGTGATACCGGGTAACTCAATCCCGATACGGTTGTTTTTGCTTGCATTAGTGGCAGTGTTGGGTGTCATGCGTCCTTTAACGTGGACAGACAGTACCAGTTCACGCCTCAGGTTGAGTTCTTTCCAAAATCCTTCCGCAAACCTAAACCGCTTCATCTTTGACCCTGGGGCTCCCTCGGCAGAGGTCTGAGTGATTTTATCATCACTCTCTAAGATCCAGTTGCGGTAATCAACCCTGGTCGGTATCATCCCCCTTGTCTCCGTCAGCTGACGCTCGATAGACTGCGCTGTCTCTCGTTTGTAGTTGTCAAATACCGACGACTGCACATAGCCAGCTAGAGTGTCGTTGGTGATGTAGCCACGGCCTGTGACATTGGCATCAACCTGGGCCTTAGTCTGATAACCTTTGGCCGTGATAGCTGACTCCACCTGCGTACTGGTCAACCGCTGAGCGATTTGGTCGGCCTGCTGGCGAATTGAACTCTCAGCTGTTGATAGACGACCCGTGACCGCATTGACTTCGGTTTTGGTCGCTAGTTGGCGGATACCGTCCGCTGTTTGTTGAGCAAGGGTCTTTGTCTCAGACAGGCCGCCGTCTAGTCCTTGGACACGTCGCCCTAGCTCAGCGCTGTTTTCGGTTGCTGTTCGCTTGTACTCGGCAAATTCGTGGCGCAAGTCTTCTTCGGCAGGTTGATAATCGGTTGGCGCTAAATCGGACTCAGTGACCATGTACCAATCGACATCGGCTGTACCTGAGCGGTCACCGCCTTTGGGATACCAGTAAGAGCGTATTTGATATTCACCTGTTTTTTTAGGGATAAATTTGTCAAATTTTATCTCGTAATCTGTTGTCTCAAAATATAAACCTTTAGTATCTGACCAGTCCGGATAATAGAGTGCGACCAAGACCTTTTTGTCTGTTGTGCCTCCTGTCTTTTTAGCTCTCGCTCCAAACCAATAAGTCTTGCCAGCAACAAGATTGACTGTACGAGTGTCAAAACCGTAAGCATCGGAACTCTTATTGATTTTGGAGTTCTTGACTAAATTTGCTGTTCCGATTTTGATATTATCAAACCGCTCTCTGACTCCGTCCAGACCTCTTTCAAGGTCTGCGGTCTTGCTGGTCACACTACGGACTGCTTGGTTTTGACTATCCAGCGTAGTCTGTACCGACTGGTATTGCTCTCGGACACCAGACAGACTGGTCTCAACACTTGCGACCCGCTTGGTCACGCCGTCAAGACTACCAGTCGTTGCATTGACTGTCTTAGTCAGCTCGGTTAGGGTGGTTTTAGCACCGTCAGCCGTTTTCTTTGTTTCAGAGACTAGAGTTTGTAACTCAGTCTGAGTCCGAGCCTGATCAGCCAATTGTTGAGCCTGACGGGCAACCGTGGACTTAGTCGTTGCCAACTGACCCTCAAGGTCGGACTTAAGTTGCTGAGCTTTGGACACAGCCTCCGCATACCCAGCTTTTGCTTCCTCGGCAATCCGCTTAGCGGTGTTGGCAAGGTCTGTACTTGCCCCTGCCTGAGCTAAAAATTCTCTGGCTTGCTTTGCTCGCTCAGCTTCGTTGGCCTGTATGGTGGTGTTGACCGTTTCAAATTCTTCTGCGATGTCGTGCTTAAACTTTTCAACGTCGTTAACAACTGGAGGCTCCTCCCACTCAGCACCATTCCAAAAATACATTTTGGTTTCTTCACCGACCCGGAGATAAAGCGAATCGCCTTTTTTTAACGTACCTTTGGGTTCATCTTTAGGAAATTCGACCCCGAAGTAGACTGTGTTTTTCCCTTCTGCTGATACCATTGCCCGATTGGCAACCTCTAAAGCCTTATTTACATTGTCGGCAGTAGACTGCATTTGCTTCTTAGCTACACTATAACCGGCCGATTGTTTTTTGACAGAGCCAATGTCGTTGCAAGTGACTTCGTGCTTGACCAAAGCCCCTTTGACATCGTACTCGCTAACGTAGGAGACTATGCGGATTTTCTCCTGGAAACCCAATGTTTCGTTGATGGCCATGATGTAATCACCCGCTCTTGGTTGGGTATAGTCATAGCCCGCCTTTGTTAGGTCTTCCATATCAATCTTGACGCTGATTGTGTAGGAGTTATCGACATTTTCCTTAAGGACAGACAGCATGTTTTCGCTTATGGTGTAACGCTCGTCTACAAACGGCTCTGCTTCCAAACGTCCGTAGACGGAAGCCAAGGGACTCTCGTACTCAACTTCTAAGCGCCCTTTAGAGTGATCTTCGCTATCGTTCCAGGCACCAAATCCCTTTTGATAGGTCACAAAGTCTCCTATATTTTTTTCAATACCCAGCTCATTTAGATTAAAGTTTTTTCGAACCACCGTGGATAAGTCCGTCCCTGCCTTTGCCAGAATCCTAACAACCTTGCCTGAGACAGCAAATTCAACACCCGTTGACTTGATGATGTCATTAAAGAGAGTCAAACGTTTTTTATAGCCAAACGATTGTTTAGAAAAAGCCGAAATTTTCAACAGCGAGTCTACTGTGTAGCGGTATCCACTGTCCTTGAAGATAAACTCTAGATAAGCGTCAAAGGTATGCGATCCATCTTTTAACTGACTGTGGACAGACGATTTGTCAAAATCCCAAAAAAATTGATGAACCGCATCAAAAGAAACACTGGTTTGACGCCCTCCATCAATCGGTTTAGCGTAAGTGATGACATAGTATTCATCTTCAAAGCGCAACCGCCAACCTCTCTCGATGTGACTAAGGACATAGTCACCAGAGATAATCTCACCCGAGATGGACCGCTCGCCATTGACTGCATTGGTTGTTTTCAAGGTCGTCAGCGCACCATACTCAACATCGTTTTCATCCAAAAATGTAATCAATACGCCTCCTCCTTTACTTGTAAAGTTCTACAAAATTCAACAATTTGATAGTACCGTTAAAATTTGTTTTGTATGTGATTCTTTTTTGTGGATTCGGGGCAATCACAAAATACCCGTAATTCGTCTTGGCATTCACATTGATTTGGTTTTTGGTTGTCTCAATTCCTGTCAACCTAAAGACATCACCAGGATTGATATTCCCGACCTGACTATACTCAAATCGCTTGCCCGATATTTCCAAATAAAATCCAGACTGATTCTCGTCAGCAGTCATTTCGACCACAAAGGGCCACTCCAGCTGGCTAAGCTTAGCAGTCCCTGCGTAATCAAAAGCCCCGCCATTAAGCGTCAACGTCTTTGGAATTGTCATACCAAATGGTAAATCCGTTGTTGTAAATGTCATAGAGATATCGTATTTCAGCCCTTGGCCAGAATTCCCTATAAACCGAAAATCAATCTCACTACTTGTGACCACTTTATAGCGGTACTTCCAAGCAGTATGTGGCTGCCTTATAACGTCCAAATCCCCAGTCGTTTGACCAGGAACTTGAAAATCATAAAATCCAGCCTTGTTAGGGAACATTTTGGTGATAAAAAACGGCTCGTCATCTAATAACAAACCGTTTAATTCATCCTGCTTTTCCATGACTGCTCGAGGGTTATCTGCGCTAAAGCGTCCAGATATCTTAATTGTCTTTGCTGTAAAGACTGCCCCGCCGTAAATATTCCCGTTTCGACCACTGACTGACCGCTTATCTATAGAGATGGCAGGCGAGCCATCGGCGACAGTAATATTATAAAGGCCATAGTCTGATAGCTTGACAGACGTATTTCCTTTAGTGATTAACAGATCCATAACTTACCTGCCTTTCTAATAGTTAAAATAATCATTCTTAGCCTCTTCACGGGCTTCCTTCTCTTTGACGTGGGTATAGATTCTATCGCCAACAAACTCATTATGAATTTCAAAGACTGGCTCGGTCAGAGAAGTGTTTTTTACTTCATCAGACAAGCTCTCGATGCTGGATGCGATACCTGAGTTAGATACTTGACCAGATAAAGCCATAGAGCTCTCAACGCCCCATTTCTGGTCTGTAACGGCTAGGGCATACTCTTTACCAAGACCTTGGATTTCTCCCAGCCATCCGGCCATACCGATAGCGAAACCTTCTCCGGTAAAACTACCGAGCTCTTTAGTTTCCCTTGACGGCGAGTGGATGTCCAAAGCCCTACGAATCGTCGCAGAGACGTTGGCTGCGATACTGTTGGCGACTGAGTAGATATACCCTGCCGTACCAGCAAGACCGTTACCAAAGCCAATACCAGCATTATAGCCAGCCGATGCCATTGCTCCTACAGTACCATTCATGATGGCTACCATGTTGTGTCCTGTGCTAGTTGTGACAGACAAGGACTGGTTCATGCCGTTGCTGATAGCTGAGGTTACACCTGTCATCCCTGATTGTGTGACGTTTCGGATTTGATTAAAGGTGTTTGCAAACACCGAGTTCATCTTATTTCCGCCAGACTGGATCGCCGAGGTAATCTTAGCCATCCCGCTAGTTACAGCAGATGACAAGCTATTCATGGCACTGGTTGCTGAAGACTTGGCCTTGTCAAAATTGCTAGTGATGTCAGAGGCAATCTTAGCAGACGCAGAATTTGCGGACGACGATGCGCTGTTGAGCTCCGCTGTAACATTAGTTGCAAGACCGCTAGCTGCACTGTTTGCGCTAGTCTGCATCTGGTTGAAATTCGCAGCGACCTGAGAATTTGCTGTTTGTGCAGCGCTCGTAGCATTAGTTTGTGCCTGCAGCATATTGGCAGAGACGCCCGCTGATAGACTAAGCGCTTGGCTAACCGCATCTAGGTTCATTGTAGACGAAGCGGCGTTGACGCCGTCCGCCATCGCTTGTGCGTTTGCGGTTGCATTGGTGCTAGCTGTCAACAAATGATTATTGACGCCTGTTGCTAAAGCAGAGGCATCATTTGTAGCGCTTGACGCCATCTGATTTGTGTAACCAGCAACACCTGTAGCCATAGCAGCCGACTGAGTTGTGGCGTAAAGGTTGGCATTTGCCAAATTGAGGTTAACGCCATCAGCCAGTACTTGCATGTTTGTAGAGACATTAGTCGCCATGTTAGCGGTTGTCGTCTCCACAGTTGTAGCTGTCTCGGTAATTTTAGCGCTAGTATTGGCTGCGCCTTCGGAGTTTTTACCAGTAACCCAGTCCCAAACACCTGTAAATCCTGACTTGATACCTTCCCAAACACCTGAAAGGGCGTTAGGAATTGCCTCTACCATTGCCTTACCAAGACCCATGATAAGATCAAACCCAGCCTGGATAATGGTCGGTAAGCCTTGGATTAAAGCCATCGCCAACTGGATAATTAATTGGATGCCAGCGGCAATGATTTGTGGAAGAGATTGTACAATGCCACTGATTAGAGATTGGATAATCTGCATCCCAGATTGGATAATCGTTGGTAGATTCTGAATAATCCCTTGGACCAGCTGGATGATGAGGCTCACGCCCGCTGTCAGAATTTGCGGTAGATAGGACACCAACCCGCTGATAAATCCAGTGATAACCTGCGTGCCAATTTGTAAAATTGTAGGCAACATCTGGATAGCCCCAGCTACTAGGGCTTGGATAATCTCAATACCCTTAGCAATAATGTTCGGCATATTGGCCGACATACTGGACATAAAATTAGTAACAATAGCTTGTGCCTGCTCAGCAATCAGCGGGATGTTAGATACAATGCCGCTTGCGATATTAGCAAGCAAATCCATCCCAAGCGATAGCAACTGAGGCAAAGCCCCTACAATTGAGCTGACAAAGGCACCGATTATCGTAACTGCCGAAGCGATTAGGCTATCAGCGTTCGCTCCTACGCCCTGCACCAGGCTAGAGATTAAATCTACCCCAGCTTGAACGATGACAGGAAACATCACCGCAAAAGTATTGGCCAGTTTTGCAATCAGCTCCGTACCGCTTGCAATTAACGCAGGAATCCGACTGGTAATCCCACTAACAAGGTTTTGGATAATCTGTGGCCCTTTAGTCGTTACCATGGTTAAAAGTTGGTCAATTTGACCACCAAACTGACTATTGATAATTCCTAACCCGGCAACAACCAAACCTAAGATAGCCGCAGGCCCGATAGAGGCTAGAGCCAATCCAGCTATGCTGGTCATCGCACTAGTCATTGTTCCGAGGACAGAAAGACCTCGACTCGCAGCATTGCCAAAAACACCCGATAATCCAGTCATTTTGGCGGCAAGAACGCCGATTAAACCGCCGACATTGCTAAAAGCGGTTCCTGCAATGCTACCAAAAAGACCTATTTTTGCGCCTAGACCACCTAAAGCAACTCCTAAACCACCTAATCCGGAGAGGATAGGACCAATTGTAAAAGCACCAACGAAGCTAGCGATAGCTGGTGTCAATGTTCCAAACGCCGCCTTTGCTTTATCAAGCTCCTGACTAGTCAGCTTGGAGCCATTTAAGACACGATCTAAAGCGGGTTCGATATCCGTTAAAGCGTCTAGAAACTTCTGTAATCCTGCGGAATTACTAAACTTATCTACAAGTTTATCCAACCATTGGACCAAATCTGTTAGAAGCGGTAAGACTGCAGTACCTACCTTTATTTGTAGGGTTTCAAACGAACCGCTCAGATACTCGACAGCACCTTTCAGGTTGTTCAGTTTTTCTTTAGCTACGTCCGCCGCTGACACTTTGCTGATAGCGGCCTGCATGGCGTTAGCACCCTCAGCACCTTCCTTCATTGCGATAGTTGCTGCACGGACTGCATCTGAGCCAAACATTGTCTGCAAGGCCATCTGTTGTTGGGCTGGTGTCAAGTCTTTCAAACTATCTTGCAAAACTTGTGAGATTTCTGCAAACGACTTGACCTTACCCTCTGCTGTAAAGAACTTATTGGCGCCGTCTTCAGTGACAATCCCCAGGTCCATCATGGCGTTCCGTTGGGCTTTCGTTTGAGGTTGCAAACGCATCAACATCGTTTTAAGTGATGTACCTGCGTCCGACCCTTTAAGTCCGTTTTGTGCAAACACAGCTAAAGCATTGGTTGTATCGTTAAAAGATAACCCGACCCCTGCCGCAACCGCAGAAACAGCAGATAAGCCGTATTTTAGCTCATGGACATCTGTCGCTGAAGCATTAGCTGCACCTGCCAATTGGTTGGCAGCATCTGTCACAGAGAGATTATCCGCCTTAAATGCGTTAAGAGCTGTCGAAGCAATCTCCGCAGACTCGGCTAAACTTAGTTCGCCAGCAGTTGCCAAGTTCAACGCACCTGTTAAGCCACCGTTTAAGATAGCAGTCGTGTCGACACCGGCCTTGAGCAACTCAGCGATACCATCTGCTGCCTCGCTGGCTGAAAAGGCCGTGTCCGCACCAGCTTTTAGTGCAACCTGATTATACTTAGCCATTTCCTCGGCCGTGGCACCTGTCAGAGCCTTAATGTTGCTCATTTTGCTCTCAAAGTCCGCCGCCTTTTGGACAGACCCGACAATAGCGCTCTTAAACCCGTGAAATGCAGCAAACGCCGCGCCTAACGCAGTCACCGTCAGTGTCGCTTTCGTAATGTTATTACCAAGAGTCTGCACACTACCGCTAATCCCGTTGATTGCGCTTGTTGCTTTAGCTGATAGGTTAGAAAAGCCATTCCCGAGCGTGCTAGCCATCTTAGTCGATAGATTGGCCACACTGGAGACGAGTTTGCCACCAAATGAGTTACTGATTTTATCGGCTGTACTATCAAATTTTGATTTTAGGATACTTAAAGACTGGGTAGCACTCGAAACGATTCCAGAAAAAACATCATTCCAAGATGATTTTCCAAGACTCAAAGCGGTTTTTGACAATGTCGAAACTAATTCTGATCTTAAAAAACCAACCTTGGCTGCAGTTGAAATAGCACTGCTTCCAATCGCTCGAAAAACGCCAGAATGACTCTGCATATTATTTGCAGAGTTAAGAAAAGCGCTACCTACCGCGGTTAGTTTACTTATCGTTCCATCTGCAAATTTATTAACTGCATGATGCAGTTGAGAAATAGCGGCGCTTGGTTTGCTGATAGCCTTACTGATATCAAAATTAAAAGTTTTTGCTATACTTGCATTAATCTTACTACCGACAGTTGAAACCGTTGTCTGAACAGCTGTCATGGCTCGTGCAAATCCATTTTTTATGGGTTGGGGAATTTTTTCGCCAATGGATGCCGCAATCCGCTGGATTTGACCGAGCGACAAGTTCAATCCTGTTGAAAAAGCATTCCCGAGACGTTGCCCCAGAGATTGGCCATTGCTTGCTAACTGCGCCATAATCTGACCAACCATTTTGACCAACCCGTTTGAACTATTGACAGCTGCATCCTGTGCCCTCTGAAAAGCCTTCTGGGTACTAGCTTGGATTTGATCCATAGCCTGCTGATAGTCTTTGATATCCGCGCCGACATACGCAAAGATAGACCCATCAAATTGCGCCATTTTGCCCTCCTTTCTTTTTATCGATTCATGAAATAGTCATTTAATTTTTTAAGTTTTTCCGCTAGATTATCGCTTCCCCGTTGACCGGTCGAATGATTACCATTAAACAGATTACGGACCTTGTCGCGTTCTTTTTTCTTACTAAGCTTGCTTGCGCTGACCTTCTTCGCATTAAGCGTATAGCGCAATTCCAAGGCCAATGCAGACAAGTTTTCGCGTTCCTCAACCTGTCTGTAATGCAGACCTTCAAGGATGGCGTCTAGCTCCCACTTATTCAGCGAGTAAATAAGCTCTAAGTCTGTTAGACCTAGCCTTGCACACTCTGTTAAGATACTGCGTTTTTCATCTCGCCAATAGTTTCTTCTACCGCTTTGACCTGCACCTCGTCGATGTCTTTCTGACCTTTCATGTACTTGAGGGCTTTTTCCATATTCGCGATATATTTCAAAATCTTCCCTTTGAAAAAACCAGATTCCACCATTTCATCTTGAATTCCTTTAAAAAGCTCATCTGTGTCAGTCGCTCCATGGTCTTCCAGCCATGTTACGATAGCAGTGATTGCTTCGTTTTCGCTGGTTTTGTCTGTTGACAAGACAATCAAATCAACAATGCCTTGGTCATCTTTGTTTAAGATTTTGCTAAATAGGTTAGCCACGCCGTCGTTGTTCTTTTCACCAGTCTGAGCGTTAGTAGTCGCCAATTTCTTGTCAATCGCAAACATTAAGCGGTAGTCGAATTTAATCTCGACAGATTTGTTTTTTACTGTAAATTCCATGATTCCTCCATAAAAAGAAAAGGGATGACACACGCCACCCCTTGCTAATTAGTCTTCAGACTTTTTAATATTGTCGTAGTCACCAGTTGTTTCGCCTGGATTTTGGTATCCGTACACATCGTTGAGCAGAGCGATTTCCTCATCAGAGAGAGGGAATTCACCATTTTGCAGCTTCCCGACAATGCTAGCGGTGTAGTTAGCTTCGACAACGTCTTCCACACCTTCGCTGTATTCGATATCCCCGATTTTAGCATAGCCAAATTTCGCAGGGTAGACATCTTTCGTTGAGAGGTCTCCTGAGCCTTTTTTCTTAAGGCTTTCATCTGCAAGCACACGCCAGATTTTTACAGACTCCCCTGTATCATTGGCCTTTTCAATAACAGATACAGACGGATCAGCAGGTGCAAATTTAGTCGTCAATTCGATTTCGTGAGCTGTATTGGTTTTGTCTAACAAAAGACCTTGTTGGGTCTGCTCGTCAGAATATTCTGCTCCTAGCGTCAAACTTGCGTCAGTTCGGTATGCGGGCAGGATAGCGTTGCTCCCGATTTTTGCATGGATAGATTGGATAAAGTAAAAGACCTTCTTACCAGATAATGGCTTGGCGGTCGTTACTTTAATTTGTTCAGTTACTTCCATTTAATTCTCCTTTTAAAAAATTGTGTCAGAGACTGTAATAGCGACATGATAAACCTCACGTCCTATACTGTCATCTGGAATGATATTGGCTGTAGCATTTCGCCTCCCTAGTGCTCGTAGAGCCTTTGACTTCATTTCCTCAGCCTCTGTTCGACTAGTTCCTTCAAGGTACAAGTCAATGTTTACCCGTATATCCTCAATCAAGACCCCTGTCTGGGCAGTTTGTGAGGTGTCAGAGTTATTAGACCCAATAACAGCAAAAGGTTCCATCTGGTCAGCACTAGGTAATTTAAAAAAGATTGGAATAGCCAACGCTTCCAACCTCTTGGCAATGTCACTTAAAAATAGGGTAGATGGCGAATAGTGCGTCATGCTTCACCTACCTTCCGTAAATTTTCTTTAGATTATTGATCAATTTTGGACGTTCAGCATCAATTGCAGGCATCATAAACGGTTGAGCGCGCATCTTACGCGTCCCTTTCTCGACGTATATCGCATAATGTTGAGGTGCCGTAACCTTATAAGTCAACTTGCCAGCCTTTGCCGAAAAAATCGTATTTCTCAACGCTCCTGTATCGACAGGGGCATTAACCTTAGCGCTACGTTCAATCCGCAAACCAGAGCGTTCTAGTTCTTTTTCGGTAGCTAATTGAGCTTGCTTGCTCTTATAAGCCATCTGACGGACCAAGCGATCAACTCCTTTAACCTTAAACTTAATGCTCATAGGTAGATTACCGTTTGATTCCGATAGTGGATTTTACCGTTTATCTTACGGATTTTGCCTTGGTATTTAACCTCAACAAATCCATCATATTTCCCCTTGAGATAGAGTTTAAACCGGTCATGACTATAGTTGCCAAAAATCCCCATCTGCTCATCTATGGAAAATCCACCACGGAAACAAGGGATAGGTTCAGACTCTTTCTTAACGATTTTCTCGCCCAGCAATTCCTTCTGCGTTGTAGTTGTGATTAAGACAACACGGTCTGCGTATCTCATAAAATAAACACCCTTCCTGGGCTTGCCTGCCCAGACCGGCCAAAAGCTTTCTGGAGCATGTCATCATAAGGCAGAAACTCATTCTTGTTGTCGTAATACGACACCGAATGCCCTTCTACACTTTCTGACCTCGCTCCCTCAGAACCCCGCCTGTTAAACCGTTTGATAGTGCAATCCTCAAAAATAAAAGAGTAGGCGTCATCAATCTCTGTGACGCCGTATTCTGCTTTAAAATGCTTAACCACACGATCAAGGAGCATTTCCAGCAATTTATCCTGCAAATTGTCCGTGATTTCTAAATCAATTTTAATATTATCAATAATCTTTTCCTTGTTTAGTGGTGCCATATAACACCTCCTAGATATTAAGGTTCAATGTCTAGCATGTACACATTGTCTAGCTGTTCAAAGGATGGTAAGGCAATCATAGATACCTTGGTCTGCACATTGACAGGATCTGTCTCCTTGGTAGTCGTGATAGCGATACCGGTTTCAACGATAGATACTTCCGCATTGTTCACACCAGACATAAGATCGCTTTCTTCTGGCGTTGTACCAAACACCGTGCGACCTACCGCTGCATTAGGCGCAAAGGTTACAGTACCATCTGGGAAGTATTTCTTGATGGTTCCATCATCGTCACGGTAGGTGTCATCTACCACTTGAATAGACAGACCGTACTCATCTTTGAGGTAGTCTGTAAACTCCCGCTTAGTGACAGACGCACCAGTTGGAGCAAGCGGCTTGATCAGCGTCACTGTGCTTGCTGCATTTTTGGCCAAAGCAAAGGTCTTGCCATTCATGATGAGGACCTCTGCTTTGCCTCCAAGGAGAGATAGGGCATTAACTGCACCTTCGATGTCTGCAAGAGGTGTAGCCTTAGCAGCAGACCAGGCGGTCTTTACAGTACCCTTATGGGATTCTTCCACGCCGTAGTCATAGTCTAGGCTTTGACCGTTAGAAACCACAGAGATTTTACCAGTCGCAAGGACCTGCATCCGCATAGCTTCCAAACGAGCCTTGGCACCAGAAACAAGCGTCGCTTGGTCATCAAAGATAGTCTGCACAACAGTGTCAATCAACGCTGTGTTGTTGGTTTGTTGCAAGATATTCAACTGCTGACGGTCAGCCTCCTTAACAAGCATAGCCTCCTTAAAGAACGGCATTTCTTCTTCGGTTAAGGTGACCGAAATACGGTCACGAAGTGTCACTTTTGTGTCAAAAGCAGACGCACGAAGCACTACCGGCTTACCTGCTGCGCCCTTTACAAAAGCCAGTTTTAGACCTAGTTGTTTAGTGACCGGGAAAGCTCTTTCCCCAAAAGTAGTATCAACATTTTGCTTAGCTGCATTGTAGTAGCCTGCCAGGTTAGCAGCTGTAACAGTATCATAAATTAAAGGCATGTATTAGACCCCCTTTACAAATTGAATATGTGGCAGCTTAGCTTTGACGTTAGCGTCAACAGTGCCACCATTGCAACGATCCTCACGGATAGTCCCGCGATAAACAAGCGCCGCTGATGCATCGCCATCGGTCACATCAACATCTGTCAGTAAAATACCGTCAACGTATTCAGCAGATGTATCATTAGTCAACTTCTTGACTTTTTTAGTGCGATCAGCAAAGATGGACACACCATCACCAGCCAAAAATGTACCAGCCTTCAAAATCTTTCGACCGTTTTCGGTCACAGTTCCTGTAGTAGCCTTATCGACTGTCACAGAGATAGCTTCATACGGCAAATTGTGCAAAATCTCAGCACTTGTGCCTAGTTTTGTTGTTTTCATAACAACCTCCTTGTGTATTGATTAATCCACTAACTTCCCGCTGTTTTGAGCGACAGTAGCCCCCAAACAAGCACCGTAGTTAGTTGTGCTAGACGCACCAGTCCCGCCACTTCGTGGAGAATCCTGGCGCAACGATTCCTTAACTTTGGCATTGACTGCTTTATTAAAAGCAGACTCAAACACCCCAACCTTTTCCAGAGCTGTTTCTGCATCACCAACAGCTAATAGCTCGGCAAATTCAACAGGCAAGCCTTTTTCCGCTAGGTCTTTTGTAACCTGGACAATTAATTTTTCCTGTTCAAATGCTGCACGTTCCTTGGCAAACTGAGCCTGTTGGTCTTCAAATTCCTTGCGTTCCCGCTCAGCAGCCGATAAATTGGCATAGTCTTTTTCCTTTTTGATAGCTTCGGCGATACGGTCTTGTTCGCCTTTTTTGTAATTCTCCAAGGACTTATGCACGGCCTTGTTGATAAGACTGTCCAATTCCGACTGTGATTGCGGTCCCTTAAAGGTCTCTACTCCGTCATCGCCAACCTCTGTTGCTGGCTCTTGAGCTTCTGTTTCTTGACCAGATGCAGAACCTGTTCCTGTATCTGCTGAGTGCTTGAGTAATTCTGCTAAAGTTTTCTTCATGTTTTCCTCCTGCTAGTCCTATTCGTCACAGATGGTCTCTAACACATCGTCAGAGCCACGAGAACGGACGTCTCACGCTCTCTAGTCCCTCCCGAATGGTTTTGGTCCACCTTTGCAAATAAGCCACGCTTTGATGATTATTTTGCCTAGTTTAACGCCGTGCGACAGGGCAAAAAGAAAACTGGTCAGTTTCGACCAGTTTTGAGTAGTTTCAAGTAGTCTTTCCTACCAGCCAAGAAATTATATATAGTGACAAACAGAACACGAGCCACCGTCATTCTCGGAATGACAGTAACTACATCTGGAGTAACTTACAGAACCACCACCAATCTTTGCATATGCTACAAATTCATTTAGCGGACTGTGCTTCACATCGTTTGAAATGCCACTGATATCTCCCAATCCGACCCTGAATTCCATATCTACTCCTATTTCCGACCGAACCAAGATCGCTTAGTCTTGAGTTCTTTCCTAAGTTTCTTGTTCTCCGCTTTAACTTGTTCCAGGGCTTTTTCCAGCTTATCAAAACGGTTGTTAGTGGCCAAAGCGTGCTGTTCTTGGATTTTTTCCAGGTCCTCAATCTTGGACTTGTGAGATTTCAATGCATGAAAAGCAAGCTCTATGCGGGCAATCGACTCAGCGACCTTGGTTTCAAGCCTCGCAACCCGAGACCATTTCTTCTTAATCCGTTTATTCATCGGTTTTTACCTCCAAAAATTTATTTTTAATTGCTATCAGCAGATCGTACTCTGACTTTGGGATAGTTATCATTTCAGGACTGGTAATTCGAATGCTATCAATTTTATGTTCAAACATGTTTTTTTAACTCCTCTATATATTTCACATTCGCCCAAGTGGCGTGCAGTGATGGGCTTATTCCATGAAATTCATTACAGCCTCTACGAATACACGACTTCCCAGAAATTACAGTCTTTCTGTGGAGCCAACTTAAGAGCTTCTCGATCACACTTCCTCCCTTCTTAGAAATCGAAGCCTCTCCAACCTCTGGTACAGCTAAAATAGAGCGCCTATTAAAAATCGCTCCACCTTCAACTCTTGCTGATGGGCGTAATCCTCCTGTCCGCAACATCTCATCACTCCCCTGATAAGTGTTTCACGATTTCGTCTAATAACGCCTTAATGATCGCTATCCAAACGAATACAAAGAAAAAGGCCACTAACGACAACGCTAGGCAGCCTATCAAATATAAAAGTTGATTAAATATCATGTGTTCCTTCCTGTATCACACATTTTTTCTACCGCATTTTGAGCAGCAAAAAAGCACTTAGATTTCTCTAGGTGCTTAGATAGTTAATAGCGTCTTGGTATTTCTTACAGCGGTTTAAATCTTTTTGAGTAACTTGACTAAGTCTAGTCAAATCTGAATTATGACGTAAATCAGCCAACTTCACAACTCTGGCAAGTTCATTGCTTTTAACAACCGCCAGATAATCCTCATAGTCTTGACCTTTCTTTTTAGTCAAAACGTCTACGGCAGTAAGGATTTTTTGAGGAAAACCATGCTCCCTTAAAAACTCCAGAGTGACTTCTGTATCTTCTAGGACATCATGAAGATAAGCAACTGCTTTTTCCTCATCTGTAACCACGAAACTGGCAACAGCTTCTGGATGTTTAATATAATCCACGCCTGCTTTATCTACTTGGCCAAAGTGGGCTTTTTGAGCAATTTCATGAGCCTTATCCGCTAAAACTATCATGCAGCAGTAAGCCCCATGATAAACATATTAGCTTCTTTTTCAGTCACTTCCTCATAATTGTCAAAATCGCTGAAGAAAATCTTATCATACCAAGCTTCTTGGACAATCCATCCTGATTCAGCATTGTAAACTTCCATTTGACCTTCAAAGTAGCGAACAATTTTAGGATGTTTTGTTTTAATAAAAAAGTATCGTGTTCTCATTTTTATTTCACTCCTTCAATACCACCAGGGATGGTCAAGTTTTTGCTCAACTGAATCATTTCCTCATCTAGTTCCAGTTTGCGTTCTTTGCTAGTTGTAGATAATCGACGCTCTTCATACAATTTATGTAGTTTACCATTTTTTAATTCAAAACTTTCTTGAGTATGATATTGCATTTCAAAAGCAATATCATCTTTTTCTAAAATAGTATTAACGCCTTTATACGGCCCAGAATCAGACCATGTGTTCTTAACCTTCTTGACTTCAAAACCACTTTCAATGAGTTTTGCTTTCATCTCATCATAGTTTTTCCCAAAATCTTTAGAATCAAGAAGTGTTGTATATCTAAGTACGTCTTTAATTTGTTTAGCTGCTTCTTGAATCGAAATCTCTTCAAGCAATGAATCAGTTTCAATCTTTCTGATAAGAGATTCCTTTGACTTCAATCTAAAATCTAAACCCGCAAGATACCCATTGCTTGATCTCGCAATTGAATCTAATGCTTCAGTTATTTGAGGTTCTGATTTCGCTATTTCATCCAACATACTTTGAGCGATAGATTGAGATGTATCCATACCTTGATTATACCCTAGATTATCTGGGATTTCAAGAGGTTTATCCAACTCTTCCTCATCTGGAATAACCGTAGACCGGCAATTAAAATGAAATGGAGGGACTGTAACACCAACCTGGAACTCGTCTAAGTGGTACCGTCTATCCTCCTTAGCGATATTTCGGCAAATCTGAGTCGTCCTACCATCCAGCTGGACCAAAATCCGATAATACTCAAGTCCTGAGTCTTGATAGCGACGGATGGTTGCTCGATTAATGATAGAGGTACCGTCAGTCCTGATTAAGGTCTGAGCCCTTGAACGTGCCACGTTGTACTTGGTCGCCAGCTCTTGAGCCATAGTCCGTACATCATCGCCACGGACGAAACCACGCTTTAACACCTCTTGTAAATCTTTTACAAGCCTATCCGTGTTTCCCCAGAGTTGCTCGGAGTAATCAGCGCCGTTAAATGGTGTCCGTATTAACTCTTGTAAGGCTGGCTCGTTCAAGGCGCTAACATGTCCACCCAAGGCTTTTTTATAAACGTAATTAGCCGTAGATTTGAGATAGTTTTCAAAAGTCTTCCGGAGCACGCCATTCATTGCCCCGATTTTATACACCAGTTCTAAGTTCAAGGCCTCCATGCGGGTTACCTTAGATGCTGCATACTGCTCATTCAATCGTTTTAGTAGTTCTGGGTCCTTCTCAGCTTGCTCACGGTACTTTTTAGCGTTGGCTTGATAATCTGACAGGTCTTGCCCTCGGAGACGCTGTAGAGCCTCCTGATAGTCCATAGCATTGTTGTCGGCATATCTCGTTACAAACGCAAACAACTCTTTTTGCATGTCTACAGCTTCAGATGTGTAAATCCTCTGGATTTCAGCAAATACATCAATATCCGTTCGGTCTATGTGAGCGAGAATAGCTTTGCTACGATTGACCCAATAATCATTGTGTTTCATGCGCTATCCTGCCTATTGGTTCTGTTGTAGCTACAGACTGCAAACGCCCCATCTCATCTGAAGCTTTGACACCTGTTGCGTTTTCCAAAAGACTAAACACAGTCTCATCACTGACCATCCCGTACAGATTTTTGGCGTTTGCAATAACGTTGCCTGCATCTGCTGGCAGATTAGGCGTAAAGGTAAAACTGAGTTTTGAAACATCAAAGTTTGTTAACTCTTTGGCTACCTGACCGATATTAGCAATCAAACGGTATCGCCGTCTCAGAGACTTCTCAAAAAGGGCTTGCATATCCACTCGTTCTTGATCAAGACCGAAGACTTTCCACTTCATGGCCTCTCCGGATTGATGCCCTGAGAAATTCATATCAGTCATATCAGGGGTATTAGTAAACTTGTGGATATCATTAACTATCCGATTTTTATAAGCCTCGGTCCCAGCCACATCATATTGCTTGTAGAGATACTTAGCGTCAATATGCCCTTCTCTCCCTTCTGTATCTGTTGGCGGCTCGAGATTCATCAAGCGTGCCTTGCGCATTTTGCGCATAAATTCGATTTGTTGCTCTGGTGTTTGGCAAGTCTCGGGAAAACTCATGCGACCAAAGATGGCCAAGATTGCATCTGACAAATCCTGCATATAGTTAGCTGTGTCAGACTGACTAGCGTCATAGAGATCAATTAAGGACAACTCTGTCTCGTAATCCCCCAACCCTGACGCTGTATTGAGATACTCGGTTATGGGGACCAGGCCGAAAGAATGAGGTTTCCTATCAATTTCCTCAAATTTACCATCATAGACAAAAGTAATGATGTCGCTATCTGTGTAAATTTCGACGATTTCTTTGTCGCCGTCAAATTGACCAGCCTTGTAATACCGCACCCCTGCCACGCTATGCGCCTCTAAAGTATTATCAAACACCACAAAGGTACTAAGTGGATCTAGTTTAACGGTTCTTGTCGTGTCATCCTGAGCACGATAAACCATGTCATAAGCACGCCCTGTCTTTGATAGATCCAGCACTAGCGCTCTGTTGATGCTGTGGAAGTCGTTTTGTTTAGCTAACTCATCTATGATAGCTTGATTGTCTCCGTCTCCCTCGTACTTAACCTGGATAGGTTTGCCAACCAGATAGCCTTGTTTAAAGACTGCAATCGCACGTCCGAAATTATGGATCGCTCTTGCATCTGCCATGTCTTGCTCACGCCTACGATTAGAAATGCTGACTGTGTGATTATTCCCCTCTGCATAATCCAGCAGTTCTTGAATCCGCGGACGCTGAATTTTCTTATGATGCTCAATGACATTTCTGAGCAATTCGAAATCGTTTACTAACAGCTCATCCAGCTCCTTGGTCTGGTATCTCAATCTAGCTTCACGATGGAATCGAAACTCTAAGATTCGACTGCGCCCCGTGCTATCTACAAATGTTTCTTTATGCGTCATTTATAAACCAAAACCAGCTCGCAAAATGTCGAACTGGCTTCCTTTCTGTTGTTTTTCCCCAATCATTCCGATATAAGGGATAAATCCGTACTGACCAGCGTTGATTGTATGGTCATTTCTATCCTCTGGCTCGTCCTTGTTTTCCTTCCAAGAGTAAACCTCTAACTCATGGATGTGATGGGCGCAATCTTCTACCACTTGGTAATAGCCTTGCTTCATCCACCCTGCCATAAGATTTATCCTATCAATAATTTTCATGGACTTCTTGGCGTTTAAAAATTCATAAATTAGACCGTACTTTCCGGCATATTTTCTAAGTTCCATGAGGGTCGCTTGGTCCGCGTTATCCACATAGATTTTTCTTGCGAATCCCCATGTATCTTTGCAGACATCTAAAAATTGATGCAAGAGCCTAACGACATCAGACGGCGCTATCTTATCCCCAGATAAATCTTTGTTATTGTAGACCCTCTCAGCAAGCGTCACAAGCCTTCCGTCATCCGTTATCCCTTGAAAAATAAAAGCAATCGTGTCGTTAGATTGCTCAGAATAAGACGTGTCCACGCCGCAAGAAAAACGGGTAAAGTTGTAATTTTTAGCTTGCTTTCGGTTAATGACATTAGCCTCTCTGGTAAACATAGGGAAAATCAGACCTTCTGCACGCCCTCGAAGCCCTAGGATTTTGTTTTTGTAAATTTTAGTGCCGACTGCAACCGTGCCAATAATTTGTTGTTTCTTTTCTTCCGGTAGTCCTGCGTTGTGGTCAAAATTAAAAAACCAGTACGTCCAATTTGGATGCGCTGGTTGCTTGTTTAATTCGTCCTGTATCTCTTTTGGTGTATCGTTTATGTATTTGTCAAGACTTCTAAAACGATTGATATACTGCCCATAAACAGGCAAATTAGGGTCATCGGGGTTCATTGTACACATCCAGTAATCACAACGCATAGTTGATTCTTGGATAAAATCTGTATCCGCTGTGTTAATTTCATCTATGTACCCGCAACCAAACTGCGAACCTAGAGCCTTTTTCCATTTTGTTTTATCTTCATATCCGAGAATAAAAATAATCTTATCATGCTCCGTGTTATCATCAACGTGATAGACCAAGTGAGAAATTTTGTAGTCAATACTACCATTCCCGCGATATTGGACTAAGTCCCCAAAAATGTCAACGATACCCAAATCAGAATTGATGATATTTTTCTCTGCGTCCCCAATGGATTTTGACGCAATAAAATGTAGCTTTTTAGGAGACTTGGCGACCTTTAGCATAAACTTAAAAGCTCCAACGGTTGTCTTGCCTGCTGCGGTAGTCCCTTCAAGAGCCTCTGCTTCTGCATTATGTTTGAGAAAATCCTTGTATTTATCAGATAGTATTAACTCACTCATGCGGACCCTCTAACTGCTCTAGAATAGCATCTAATTTATTAGTCGACACGTTAGCATCAACATCAACTTTGTCTGTCCACATCCTATACCGTTTACCTAGCAGTTCCAGAGCCTTGTTCCTGTCGCTATTTTTGGTCGGTGTCATGACAATTTCTGGCACATCCTCGTACCCCTTAACAAACTTACCTGTTTCAGGATTTTCCAGCATTACCGGTTTTTTCGTCATAAATACATTGGCTTCCTCTGCCTGACCCGAAGCGATTTCAGACAACATGACAAGGATTTGTTTTTGAGTCAAGATTTTTTCATCTTGCAATTCTTCCATGCGATTTTGGATATATTCGGAAATTCCAACATTTTCCAACAATTGGCTTGACTGAGCTTTCGCATACTTCTCGCTATACCCAGCCTTGACAGCTGATTGATAAGCATTTCCTGAGATGATGTACTCATCTGCAAACCGTCTCTGTCTCTCGTTGATTTTCCATCACCTCCAATCAAAAAAAGCCACTCAATGAGTGACCATTGTTGTCGTCTAGCGACCTTAAAATAATATGTTGTCATCTTAAGGCGTGACCATAACCTAACAGGCTCTGTAGGATTCGAACCTACGTCATCGGTTTTGGAGACCGATATCTTAACCCCTGGACAAAGAGCCTTTTTACTGGGTATAAAGGTTCCGATACCCAGATGCTACTAAGCAACTACTCGCATGCACTTCGTTGCTTTTTGCTTTAACCTTAACGTTTTTATCCTAGTCATGAGCTTCGGACTGAGGTTTTAACGTCATCCTCAAAGGAAAGAGTGGGATTCGAACCCACGGGCCGTTAGTTGTACGGCCACTCGGTTAGCAACCAAGCGCATTCAGCCTCTCTGCCATCTTTCTAAAATAACCGCTGAGATTACACGTTTAGTCGATTGTCTTTCAAAGCCTTATAGTTTAGCTTTTTATCCACTCAGATCCCTCTGAGTAACAATCATGCACGGTTAGTTAGACCAACCACTCCTTACGCCATAAACTACTAAGCCGTTTTTCAATTAACGAAACCCCCGCTAAAGGACTAAGCTGCTTTACTCTTCGACTTTACTCTTATCCTTGCGAGACTTGAGTAGGTAGTCAAACTACCGAAGTACACTTTCATTTATGACGGGCAATGACTTTTGCTTTTAACAATATTCATCATTTATGAAACATATCAAACCAATGCTTGTTTGTTAGCATACCACAGACGTGCATCGCCTTGCGTTTCGTTCCCTTTTGAGCAACAAAATGCGCAACGCCTGCTGTTATCATCGTGCTGGCAACACTCCGACTTATTAAGTGTCGACGGGTTATCCACCCGCTTAAACTCAACATGCTACCCGCTCTTGACGCGACCCTCGAACTAAGATAGCTTATTCCTCTGACGTGTTCGCCTCACATACTACTGACGCAGTTCCTCACCGATTGGCTCTGGTAAAATGCTTTGACTTCACACGCTGACACCATCAGATGCCATTAAGATTGTATTGCTTAGATTGACCATTGCTGGCGCTAAAGTCGGTATGCCATGACTAAAGCTTTCCTGTGTCACCACAGATTATCTAGGCTAAGCCCTAAATGGAGAGTGCGGGAATCGAACCTGCATACGTTTCAGACCCTTAACGGCCATATCGCTCCACCGTTGAGCTACCTCTCCAAACCAAGACACCAGGTTTGGTTTAATAAAGGAGATTGGCGGTCATAACTCACGACCCATGTCAAAACGATTACCTCTCCCTGGTATCTCGATAATATTATTTTAGCACAGATAAACAGTTCAGGATTCCGGAATTATTCCGCTAAAATTCCGCTAATTTTCCGATTTTTCAACGACTAACGAACTGTCTCTGTACAGCTCCGCAAAAGCCAGTAGCGCTGCGTTTAAAATATCGTGATACTGAGTCTTTTCATATCCCAATTCATTCGCTATCTGCCGATTGGATTTTGGATAGGTCATGATGTACTTGTCGAATAGTATTCGCCGATGCGAGGGCTCAAACAGATGACCTATCGCAAACTCAATGGCGTCTAGCTCAGATATCGCATCTGCCCTGTTGATTGCTAGCCTCTCTACTGGTCTATTTGGCTGTCCATGTGGTTGCCGTGGCTCAAAGGAGTATGTAGCTGTCACCTTTTGATCGCCAACCTCCGAAGCCACTGCACGCCATCGTCTGTGCTCCCTGAGTTTTCTCTCGGCATTTGCCTTGGTTTTCTCAATGTCAATTTCTGGGAAAAATGCCACTCTGCGTCTCCTTTATGGTATAATAGTTCTTGTGAGAAAACTATTAGCTGAGGCAGAGAGTGCTTTGGCTTTTTTTATGGTCTGATACCATAATAATTGTATCCACATGATACGCTACAAAAACCATATGTATTGAAATATTTGTCAAATATCCCAATTTTATCTTTACATACTGGACAATGCGTCCTAATATATCTTTCCCCCTTGTCTAATCCTTTCAATGTCCTTTTTTTCTTAATACGCTTGTTCATTCAATTGCCTCTCTATGCTTTCGCTAAATGCCTTACCAAAGGCCACCATACCATCAATGATTGCCTGGACAATACGACCCATAGCCTGTATAACCTCAGCTAGCTGTTCGACCGTATAGCCTGATATCAGTTCCTGCCCAGGCATTTCTAACCGTCTTCTTGCTCTGGCAATAGCCTGTTTTCTAGTTTTGTTCAGACTCATCTTGACCGCCTTTTTTTATTTTCAACATCGACCTTATCCATCATCTTCAACAGGATAAACCCAATCATGGCCACGGTCAGAACCAGCGTGACCCCTACAATAGCTGCAATAACAATAGCTGTGTTCATTTTTCGCCACCTCTCTTCTTCAAAAATTTTGGGACTCCATCGCCCACCTTCTCGGCAAATTCCTCTTGTGTCGTGCCTAGATGAGCTCTCAGCTCTCTTATTCTTTCTGGTACCACGCTTCTCCTCCTTTGTCTTTGTAGAGCTCCGTGATTAGCACATACTGCGTCTCTAGTCGCCTCTCCACCTTGCCTAATCTATCCACGGTATAGGCCAGTATCACGACCAGCAGGACGAGGGCAAAGTATAGGCAGTTAATGTGGTTTTTAAGGCTCATGCGGGACCTCCAACAAATGCGGGTGTTCGTAGATGTTGCCGATGACGGTCCAATCTTCGCTTTCCTCATACCAGAAGATAAGAGAAATCATCCCGTTTGTCGAACGTGCCCTAAAACTTGCTTGCAAATCGGATTTTTCGCAAATTAATATGGTGTCTGGTATATCTTTGTTTTTCAACAAATCCCCCTCAAAAATCTCCACGCCATTCTTGTCTTTGAGACTTGTTGATTGCATAAATGACCACCTTTCATCAGCTAGACATTCGTTTAAACTTTCATAGCCACAGTCTTGCCAATCAAAAAATACATCATTTACCATTTCTTCGTCAGCGTGATCCCACGCCCTATACTTCTGCATCATCTGCAACCTCCTTTAAAATATTGGCAAGAACGGCATGGCAAGCTAATAGTAGTTCAAACGTGCCGTCTGGATTAAAAACCATAGCTTCGTAATCATTTTCACAGCTATCAATTAAATCAGATAATTCTTCAATTAACCCTTTTATCTCTTTTATCTCTTTTTTATCCATCACTCCACCTCCTCGTAGGTCTTCTCGAAAATTTCTGGTTTAACAGGATATACTTCACCAGCAATGCCTTTTACAAGGTAATCACCTTTGTTAGCCTTCATCTCACCTTCAAGAGTATCGATGAGTAAAATGTCTTCATCATCGTCATCTACATAAGCTGATACCCCTCCAAGGAACATATAAAGATTGATGTCAGTAATGCCGTCAAGCATTTCAGCTCCTAACCACCTAAACACATCAACCTCAACAGGTTTCTTTCTATATTTAACCATCACACCACCTCCCTTACAGGTTCTACAAATTGCCAGGCCCATGGAAAAAATTTATTTATTTCATACTCCGTTAATCTATTGGTATATCCTCTCAGGCCATTACCGCTGTGAAAAAGATATTTACCAGTGCGAATATTTTTATGCAAGATATTGCTTTTAGCATTGGGTACCTCAACGGTATAATATTTAGTCATTACTCCACCTCCTACTCTCTATAACTGTCATAAATTTCAATGCAAGGTATGTCTTTGTTGTTTGGTGCTGCTGTCAAAACAAGTTCTTCCCCACACTCTAATCTGAAGTTTTCTAGTTCTTCCAGAGTGTTTATGTCTATAAAATACCCTTCTGATTCAAGTGGAAATTCCCTTTGAATATGGCTGTTTACCTCTTTATGGTTTATTCCTTTAGATAGCCATTTACCTTCCCACTTACCAAATCTATCATCAAACTCACTAAAAGTTTTTGCAGTCCTGACCTCAACTTTAGTATACTTTTTAAGAGTCGCCTTATCAGTATACCTATCAACAGGACCACTTGTTGCGGTTAGTAAAAATTCCATATTATTCCACCTCCTTCGCAAATCCATCACTCCAAGCCCATTCAAAGTCCTTGCGGATTTCGGATTCGGTGAACTTTTTTGCATATTTAATATGACCAGTGGTTGCCAAATCACTAGAGCCAGGATACAATTCCTTGTTTATATCCCTCAAATAAATATTTAGACCTACCTTTTCTCCAAGGTTGATAACATATAGCTTTTCCTGCTCTACCTCAACCGCAGACGGTCCATTGACAATGAGGTTAGCTAAAGCCAGCTCACGTTGCTTGTTTACCTCGTTGGGATTGTCATACAACCACTCCGCCAATTTTTCTCCATCCGGGAACTCCTCTAAGAATCCAGAATCGTAGAAGTCACCAAACCACTCGTCAAAACCAGTAAGCGTGTCCTTGTAATGTTCGTAATAGTCAATAGCTACCTTCGGCACCTTGGGTTTTTGGGGTTCGTCAATGTTCTCAATGCAGTATATAGCCCATCCCTTTTCAACCAATCCTCCTGATAGCGATGTATCATTTTTGATTTTCTCAATCGCTTCCTGCTTATTCATCCGTTTCCTCCAAAATTTACATAATAAAACTTACTATGACTGCCGTAGTCAATGACCAACTCACCATTTTTATGCCAAAATCGGTAATAGGGAGAGGCAAAACGGTCATTGGCCTTGACATGCTCGTTGATAATGTCAAAAGCTTCTTTTTGCATCTTACACTGTCCAATTAACTCTCTGGACTCTTTGTTCCCGTGGTATATTTTTAGCATTGGGATTTCTCCAATTTTTCTAAAGGTACCCATTGATATCCTGGGTATTTTTTAGCTTCTTCTTCGGTGCACTTGTACGCATTTTCTGTGCCCCAACCTAGGACTTCCCATCCCTCAAAGCCTTCAACCTCTGAATTTTGCAGATATTGCACGCCTAGGTCTCCTATTTTGGGCAAAATCCTTCTTTGGGCAAGTACGCCTAATTTCGTCTCCTCCAAATCCTCGCTCTTAACATAGGTCCCGTTAACCATCTGACCGCTGCGGTTTTTAATCTCGTTATAGGCTTCTTCCAGACACTCAACAGTGTCAAGACCTAATTGCTGGGCTAAGACGATAATAGTCACCAAGCTATCACCAACAGCGTCCTTAATTGCGTGGTCTGGATTCTCAAACTTGCCAGGCTTCAAAAGCACATCTCGGATTTCTCCGACCTCCTCCGTGACCCGCATCCATTGGATCTTCGGGTCTGCTTGGTGCAGACCACGTTCTTCGGACCATGCCTCGATTTTTTTAGTTAGTTCTTCGTAGTTCATTTAGTTCTCCAATCTTTTAGCTATCGCCTCAATCACGTTAACCGTGACCGAGTTGCCAGCCTGCTTATAGAGCTGGCTATTTGAATTTACTGCCTGGGCTCTGTCAAAAGCCCAATCTGGGAAGCCTTGTAGTCGCCAACACTCCCGAGGGGTCGGTTTGCGAATGCGAAACTCTTGTTGAATGCCGAATGTGTCTGCTTTGGTATTCCCTTGATGTCCACTAGCTGTCAAAGTGCCTACTATGTCCTTTTGAGATTTGTTGTACAAATCGTAGACAACAACGCCCTGCTCCTCGCCCGTCAACAACGTGTTAGCTACTTGCTTACCTACACGCCCTCGTCTAGTCGTTGAGTTAGGATGCGATAGATTAACACTATCACCAAGTCCCGCTTCGGCATAGCCTTTGGTGGTAGCTTCTTTAATCCTTAAAAGATTATTTTCCTGGTAACTATTCTTAGTCACTGTCGGGGCAATGTCGTGTTCGCCGCCCTTATTAAATCCACGGCCACGTTGGATAATTTTTAGCTCTTTCTGCGGCTCCCGACCTTCAACAACATACGATCCGATGTCTTGGTTGGCTGGGTATCTAGCTGTAAGGGTACTGGCAACAGACTCTTGTCCTTCAAACTTATCAACTTCTCGACCATCTTGTCCGAAAGGAAATATCTCTCGTCCACCCGCTCCTCTAAGATGTCCGATAATAAACACCCGCTCTCGGTTCTGGGGGACTCCAAAATTCTTGCTGTTGAACACTTGCCATTCCGCATCATACCCCAATTCATCCAACATTCTGATGATGGTCTCGAATGTATCTCCGCTGTTGTGGTTGAGCAATCCTGTGACATTCTCAAGGAATAGATACTTAGGTCTGAGAATAGATGCGAACCGAGCAATCTCAAAGAAGAGAGTCCCTCTAGTATCTTCGAATCCTGCTCGCTTTCCAGCAATGCTGAAAGCCTGGCACGGAAATCCTCCGCAGATAACGTCCACACGGCCGATTCCTCGAACAGCGTCATCTGGGACTGTTGTAATGTCATGTAATTCAATCTCTCCTTCCGTATCATGTATTGCTTTATAGCTCTTTCTGGCAAACGGGTCAATCTCGCAAAAGCCAACGCAGGTATGCCCTGCTGCTTCCATGCCGAGACGAAAACCACCTATGCCGGCGAATAGGTCTAGGAATTTCATCCAAGCTCCAATCTCTCTCGTATTTTATCTATCAACGCCTCATCAGGCATATAATCTAACTTCCTCATACGCTTAACAATCCTTAGATTTATCTCCAGGACCTCTGACAGCTCCTGGTCACTCAGCGCTGAATCACTGACCATCCTACAGTAGTCCAGAGACGTTAAGCTATGACTAGTCTCTAATTTTCTTAGCTGCGCATGTTTGCGCCTCAGTCCTCTACGTTTGGGCAATTATCTACTCCCTTAGTTTCTATGACTTTCTAAGTCCCCAAACTCTTTACCCAAGTTAACAAAATATGAGCCAATCAGAATGGCATCAGCCTCATCATCTTTAACTTGCTTGTCAAATTCCATAGATACGGTATTGACAGCCTGCCGTTTCATTGATTTCTTGCTGCGGTCTTTATAACTAAATTTCCAATATTTTCTCCATGTAGATACGTTGACAAAGTACACTTCTTCGGATAAAAGCCGACCTAAGATAATCCCTGTAGCAATCCCTATCTTGATTGACGACTGTTGATTTGGTCCCATGACCGTATTTTGTTCAATGACAATATCCTCAAAAGGTTTGTTGCGTTCCTGGATCGTCCTCAATTGGATCACCTTGAGCTCACTAGCCATGGCTTTAGCGCGCTCATAGAAAGATTTTTGTTTAGGCTTACTAACTCCGCTCTGGATTAGAATTGAGCCATCAAAGACAGCCCAACCCGTTCCAGTTGTAGAGACATCAAGAGATAATGTCAAACTCATTGCAATTCTCCTAAAAATCCACAAATATCAAAGAGATTTTCCTTATTCTCAATCTCAATAGATGTTTTAGGTACGTTAATTTTTGTTAGCATGTTGTTTCTCCTATCGTTTTGTAAAAATTTCATAATCTGATAACGTTTGGCCGCTGAGTTCTCACTCTGCCCAGACTCGAAACTTCATAAATACCCTCATAGCCAGATATGTCTTTCCAAATTTCAGTCATATCTCACTCCTTAAAATGGTAAATCTGAGTCGTCAATGTCCATAGGGGTTGAGTTGCCAAATGGGGACTGATAGCCTCCTGATGAGCCACCTCCAAACTCAGACTGTGGAGAACCGCCAGGATAGAAATTGCCACTGTTTGAGTTATTTCCATTTTGGAACGAGCTACCTTGCTCTTGGTGATTACGACTTTCTAACATCTGGAACTGTTCAGCAATAACCTCTGTGACATAAACCCTCTGCCCCTGCTGATTTTCATAGTTACGTGTTTGAATTGTACCTGTAATACCAATCAATGAGCCTTTTTTAGCCCAATTGGCAAGATTTTCCGCTGATTGTCTCCAAATAACACAATTGATAAAGTCTGCCTCTCGCTCTCCTGCCTCATTCTTAAATGGACGATTGACTGCCAAGGTAAAGGTCGCCACTGCCACATTAGAGGGCGTGTACCTGAGCTCTGCGTCCTTAGTCAATCTTCCAACCAGTACAACATTGTTAATCATCTTTTGTCTTCTCCCTTTGGATTTTTCCACCAATCAAGCAGGTCTGCCTGATAGTCGTTTAAGTATTGTTCAAATATTTCAAATTGACGGATAGCCCACCGTAGGCGGTGCATATCCTCTCCACTCCTTGAGCAGTAGCCGCACACTTTGAAAACTGGTTCTATAATCTTGATAGTTTCTTGAACTTGTCTATCAATATTCCAAGCGTAATCTTTGCCTAAGGTGAGGTCTAAGATGAACTCATCTCCTAGGTTGTGGATAACCTGCAAGCGTTGGCCGTCTGAGTAGATAGCCACGCTGTCTGAAACATGTCTAATTTCCACGGCGCTTCACCGTCCCAACTTTAAGATTATCTTTGAGTTCTTCCTGTTTGAGGGGTTCAATCCAACCAAACTCAGGAACCCAATAATTTTTTTGATGTTCAAAGCCAGCTGCTGCTAAAGTTGCTTTGAAACGGTCTTTTTCTTCAACTGTCTTAAAGAATACTGTCAGACCCATTTTGATATTGTATTTGTCAGGCTCATTTTCAGCCCCTGTGAGCGTTTCTTGGTCAGGGTGGGTAATTTGCCCTCCGTCTAAAATCTCGCCAGTCTCTGGGTCAATTTGGGGCAAATCCTGACGATTTTGAGCCCGTTCCTGTTCCTTAGCTCGTTGAGCTGCTAAAAGTTGCTCTCTTTCTTCCTCAGCTTTCCGCATTTCTGCCTTTTGCTTCTCAAAGAGATAGTCAGACTTAATCTGTTCTAGCACCTCTACAAGAGTCATCACTTCCAGCATACGGATGTAAGGCTGGTCAGTCATACCATACTCAGCACACTGTCCAGAGATTGCAGCCTTAGCCTTTTCTTTCTCTTGTTGATTTTGATATTCAAACGTAACCATGTCCTCAAGAGATTTCATAGTGACTTTTTTAAGGGTGACGCCATCTGCCATAAAATCAGAGGCTTTAATATAATCTAGGGCTTTCTCATCAAAAAGCCTAGGGTCTAGCATATACTCAGCCGCCTTATTGGCTAGATAGCTCTTAACAGTATCCAGGCGGACAGCTTTCTGATGTTCCTCAAACTCTTTGACATCTTGAGCGATTTTTTCAATAACCTTGTCCATTGGCTCGCTGGTCTCTTTGATATATTTGTCAAACTCATCAGCAGATTGTGACAGTTCGCGCTTAATCTTGATACGCTCATCAGAAATCTGTTTCTTGAGTTTGCGTAGGTCAGCTAGAACTTGCTTATCTTCTTTGATAGTTGCAGCCGTGACTGTATAATTTTCATACTTAGCTACAACTTCATTGATACCCTGTTCAAACTTCTCACGGTCAATGATTTCAACCTGTGCCTGTGTTACTTTTGCTTGTAATTCTTGCATATTGTCCTCCTAGTATTCTAACTCTTCATCAAACAGCTCTCCTTGTTCCTCAAGGTAGTCGGGAACCTCATCAGCTGGATAGCTAGTATCTACTGGTTTGGCCTGTTTTCTAGTCTGCTCTTGCTTCATCTGCTCAATTTGTGCCATTTTGCGTGCCACAACTTCCTCACGGCTCTCAATAGGTTCTGCTTGCTTGATACGGTCAAAGGTTTCACCGCCATCATCTTCCGTGTACATGTTGCCCAAATCCTCAGGGAAAGCCTCACGTAGAGCATTAACTAGAGCCGTTTTCCTAATCATGGTAGCTGGCATTGAGTTCCAAGTGCTTTTACCCTTGTTGTACTCAGCAAGTGACAGATAGATTTCAACTGGCACCTTGAAATTTTTTCGGTACACTCTAGCCCAACCGCCAACCAGTTTATCTGTTGGTAAGATTAGTGAGCCTTTCCGTTCGGTTTGGATACCATTTTCATCTATAACAACAACACCAGCCTCAAAACCCTCATAATTTGGACTTTGTGCTGCACGTTTAAGAAAAGCCTCTTTAGAGACAATCAGACTGAACTCAACAGCGCCTGTCTTATTGTTTTTGTAAGCTACAATATAGACCTCATTAGCCAAAGGGTTCAGATTGCGCCCCTTGATAAGTGACAAGGCTTGTCCTACTTGTTTTTCAGATAATAAATTTTGTGGGTCAAAAAATCTTTTGATGTCCTGTGGTGTCCAAACACTGGTATCAATAGCAATGTCACGCTTTGCTTGTTGTGTCGATAATTGATTATTAGTCATCTTCTTCTCCTTTTGTTTTATATACCCCTTTTTCTCAAATTAACGAGGGTATTTCGCATTTTTTTGTTTGATTTGATAATTTATATTACCGTTCCTTAAAATCGCTGAGAGACGATTTTAGAGCCGTTCTCTGACCAGCAAGTCATCCATCCAACTATCATAGGCCTCATCTTCGTCATAAAATTCTTCATGAGGGTAATAGTCTGGCTCAGTCGCTAACCAAGTATCATAGTCAAAAGTCCCAAATAGTCCCCTGTCCATATCCTGCCTCCTAAGCATATCCTGCCGTCTTAGCAAATACAGTCCATTCACCACGTTTGCTATGCCCGCAGGCATATATTACGCCAGACAGTGCACTCGTATCGACAAAATACATATTGGTTCCCCGACCGATCCGTTCTTTGTATTTGTTGTACATTTCTGCCAAGGTAGGTGTTTCGCAATCATGAAATGTCTCTAGCTGTATAAGGTTCCCCATTGTGATATCACCGTAAAGCAAATTACCAACTTCCACAAATATTTTTTTATCTCCATCTACAACACTTCCTAGAGTTACTGGGTTGTAACCGCACGGAATCCCTACATATTTGATTTTATCCATGTTACACCTCCTAAGCTGCATACTTTCTACCAAGCTCTCTGACAAGACGGATATACCCAACCCTATCAACTAAGCCTGTATCAAGTAGCTTTTCTTTCTCTCTTGCCGTGGCGCGTTGCCGGACTAGAGTTTCACGCTGTCTAAGTTTCTTCATAGCGTCCTCCTACCCTGCTTGGTTCTCATAGACATCAATCAGACGACTTTGACTAGCTACCATGTCAGCTAGTCGTTGACGGTCACGGCCAAGCTCCATATTTTCCTTAGAGAGTTCTTGTAGTACCTTGTTTTTTTGTCCAATAATCTCTTCCAATGCACGGATTTTAGACTGGAGAGCTCTTATCTCAATCAAGTTATTAGTTGAAGATGTTTGTTCAGTTAATTCCCACTCATCAAAACCAAAGATTTTTTTTAGTTTATTCAGCATTACTCTTCTCCCTTGTTTTTTCAACCATTTTATTCATTGCGTCAGTCGCTGACATCCCACTCAAGATGTCTTTGATAGCGTGACTAATTTCATGGCTCAGCAGAGCTTTTTCTTTAGCCAACTTGTCATCTGGAAGAACCCCTAAATCCATCAAAACTAAGGCAGTTGTGCTAGTGTGATGTATCGTTTCTCGGAATTTATCAATTTCCTCAATTACAGTAGTTTCTTCTTTGCTGATGTCTTCTATAAATTTTCGAAACATGTTTTTCCCCTGTGGATAACTTTAGTTATCCCTTTCTTTATTCAATGAGTATGATTTGTTTTAAGTTAGTATTTATTTAGTAGTTGATACTTGTTGTAGGTTAATATTTGTTAGTGCTCATTTTTTTACATCTAAAATTTACACATCTAAAATTTACACATCTAAAATTTTGGGAACTGTAAAACTTAAAATGTGTGGAAACTGTGGATAACTATTGATTTGCAATCTTATCAAAAGGTATATCCCCGAATTCCTCATTTTCAGCAATCCTCTGCTTAATGATAGATAACTGAAAATCTGTAAATCTTACATCAGATACAAACCTTAGGATTTTAGTGCCTTTTGGTTTACCACGACTAAACTTAAATGTTTTCATATATCCCAAATGCTCTAATTTTTTAAAATGTCTATCTACAGTATTTCTACTAATATTCAGACGCCTTGCAATTTCCTCAGGATATATTTCCCAATCGCTTTTATTGCTAAGTAAAACTGCTAGAATACCTATTGTGGCTGGCTCTAGTTCGCTATCCTGTAAAAAGGCGTTGTTAATTGCTGTATAATTTTCGTGAGGATTTCTGAAAGATATAGTCCACTGATTACGCTCCTTTCCGTAGTTCCTGCTTGTGCATTCCTAGGATAATGTCATAGTAGGCATGACCTGCTGGAATGACATAGCCCTCAGTGTCAAATTCTATCCATTGCTCCACACCATCCACAATTACCTTGCGTAGGTTGGTTATTTTGGGTGACCATTTCTTTTTTTCTTGTCTCATGTTAAAATACCTTTGTAATATATTTACACAGCGCCTCAATGGAACTGCCATTCCTGAGGTGCTTTTTTTGTACTCATTTAACCAATTCCAACTCAACCTGGTTGTTAAGTTGATTGATTTTCCTTTTAGTGTTGGTACAGGGCTCCCAGCCTTCAATATACTCACGTGCTTCAGCAAGTTTCCCTTTTGGTAGCTCAGCATAGCTATTGATATCAAAGGCTGCCTTATAGTCCAACTCCATTTCCTTAAACACACTTCGGGAAAACTTATGCTTTGTTCCGTCCTCTTCAAATTCAATATGCTTGTAGGCTTTTGAATTTCTACCACCTAACCACTCCATGACCTTTGCTTTACGTTGTTTAGTAAGGCGATTGTTCAAAGCTGGGTGAATTGGTGCTGTGTCCTCAATATTAGTCACACGGCTTTCCAACATATTGACACGCTCTTTCTCTTCTTTTTGAGTTTGAAGAATATTGATCATGATGTCTTCCTGTGACATGGGTTGATTTGGGGTTAATTGTTGTAGTTCATTCATAAGATGTCTCCTTCAATAATTTCTGCGTCATTTTCTTTCAACATTTTATTGACTTGTTGTGTCAGATAGTTAAGTCCATCAGCAAGCATTTCAAATTCATTTTTTAGCCTAGCGTCTGTTTTTAACCACTTACGCTCACTAACCAATGTAATTCCGCCAAGACTAGTCAGTAGCTCATTTCCTTTCCTTAGATAAGTCAGCATGTGGTTGTAGTCGCCAATTTTCGCTTGAGCCTCATTGAGTCTGCCCTCTGATTGCCTGATAGCTTCAGTTAGTTCATCATATCTAGCTGATTTCTCATCAACTTCAGCACGTTTGTCATACAGATCCTTGATTTGTTTTTCAAGAAAAGCATTTCTTTCTGCATGAGCTTTGTTGCTTTCCATCAATTCTTGACTTAGATTGATAGCCTCGTTGTAGTCAGCTGGAACAACTTCTTTAATAATTTCTTTGTATTGAACACCCTTCTGCTTCAAGGTCATATTTTCTTGTTTCAATAGTTCATTAGCTTGGTCTTTTAATTTCAGCTTACGCTTGACCTCTTGTAGCTCTCTAACCGTTGGGCTGTCACCTTGCTCAATCCGTTTAAGTTGTTCTGCCTTGTCTTCGTCAGGCAGGGTGGCAATTAGATAGAGGGTTGTACTTCCAAAATCTGACAACGTTGTCACATTTGGAAGTTTTTTTGCAACTGTCATCATACGGTTAGCTTCCCTGTATTGAATACCAATATGCTCAAGCCATTGTCCAAACTGCCCATGCGCCAAATCATGTTCTTTAACATGGTTCAACCGCCTGCCAATCTCCCAAATGGACTGCCCTGCAATCTGCTTATGGTGATTGATTTCTAACTCAATCTGAGCTAGGTTATTTGGTAAGGTTAATTCGTTCATCTGTCTCCTTTCTAAATCAGACAACTTTCCAAATCTTGCAAATAGAGGTAAGTTCACCATCCAGAATTGTTGCTCGCCATCTATTGTAATAGATACCATCTGGTTCATACCCAGCTGATTTCAAATAGGACACGGCTTCTTCTTTAGTGGAAAATGACTCAGCCTTTAAGTCTGTTTCTCCTGCCGGGCAGAAATCTGTGCCAATCATACCAAAACACTCGCTCTGTTTATCGTTGTTGATAATGTAGATTGAGATGACATACATTTCTCAAACTCCTTTCTAATCCATGACTAACCCCTGCTGGTCTTCCTTTCTTTGACATGTGAAATCCTTTCTAAAACGTGGTATAATCTAAGTAAGTAATTTTTAGTTAGCCACTGTTCCCGCAGTGGTTTTTTTGTTACCTAAATTCGTCTAGGCTAACATCTAAAGCGTCAGCGATTTTGACCACTGTGCTAAATTTTAAATCTTGGACTTGGCCATTTTTTAAGTGCCCGATACCAGATTCACTGACCTTTGCTTCTCTTGCCAGTCTGTAAATACTCCAACCCTTTTCTTTGAGCTGTTTTTCAATCGCCTTCCACAACATCTTGTACCTCCTTGTTGTTTTTGATTGATTTACACACTATATTTTGATATAGTTTGTTTATGGATAAAACTCTCACAATTTATTCATAAAAACCACGGAAAGGAGGAAAATGATATGGGTAAATTAAGCCCAAAACCTCAGCCTATTAAAAAATATTCTTGGGAAGATTTAAACGCATATCTTAATATGATTTTTACCTCTCAACACGACCATCCAAGAGCATCAATTAATTACCATAATTATAATATGTCAAAGAATGACATAATTGTAGAAGCTGAAAAATCAGGCTATAAGGTTACTGATGAAGGAAATGGTTATCTGACCTTTGAATAATGTAACTCACCTGCAAGTTGCGACATGCTTGTTTCACAAACGGCAACTCTATTAATTAACTCTGCAACCTGCTGTTTAGTAGGTTGCTTTTTAATGCCGCTATATGGCCAACGTTTCGGTCTCATCTTTGCTCCTTTCTAGGTTACTTGTCATCTTCCAAGACTAAGCGTTTGGTTGTGATAGTCACTTCTTCAATCCGTGCCCGTCTCAAGCCCTCGCTGATGAAATAATCAACGATAGCACTACGGCTCATCCCTGTACCAAGTGACAAGCTGTCAACCTCGTCATAATTTTCACGACTGATAACCACTGTGGGGCGGTTGTTTCCTTTTTGACCTGTGGAAGGTCGTCCGTATTTTTGTTTTGTCATAGGGTCTCCTTACTACCAGTAGATTTGTTGTTGCTTTTTTGTGATATAATAAAAAATAAATGACTGGAGAAAAAAACATGTTTTACTACATTATCCTTCTGTTAGCAATCATTATTTTCTGTTACTTAGAATACGCTGATAAAAAATCAGACTGCAAGCAAGCTAAAGAGCTTAGTGAACAATTTGACGCATGGATAGAATCCCAAGCAACAACTACTAAACCGAGCAACGCCGTATTCACAAAATTGTACAAAAAACGTTATGGTAAAGAAGAGTTTGCTCAAAACATCGTTCAGAGAAAAGCGAATATTATCGCTACCAACCAAGTAGATGTGGTCGCTAGCTTCCCAAGCCTTAACCAAAACATTTTAGGTGCTCAAATCGGAATTGTAGATAACTTAGAATCCTACTATGAACTGCAATTTGAAGAAGTGAAATCTTTAAAATATTTCATCCACTTTATCTTATCCCTCCCGCTTCAACTCTTGAAATACATAGGAATAGACGAAGAGAAAAGTTCAAGCAAGCTAATCCAAGTCATTATTTGGGTTGTTGGGCTTTTCCTCCCACCCCTCAAGGACTTGTTGATTGATTTTATTCGCTTTATTAGCCTCCCGAAATAACGTGAGGTCAACAAACCAATCACGAATACTATAAATCAACAAAACTGTCATGATAAACTTGATAAGTATCCAATCCCAAAATGGAGTAATCAAGTGAAAAATCAACAGGATAACCGCCCAAATAATCAAGGCTGCTAAATCTTCCGCCAATTCTTCGATAGTGTCATGTCTCAATAGCTGGTCTCCTTTCTAACACGATTTTTCGTGTTTTTTGTTTTAAAATTAAGCAGTTTCAACTGCTTTACTAAAAAGATATTCCAAATCGTATTCTGGGAAAAATTTTCGTTGTAAAGAAAGAGCTTCGGTAAATTTAAAATCATAAGTTCCATTGATTTTATCGCTTATCGTCTGAGCTCTTACACCAAGAAAATCAGCCATATCTACGATTGCCACACCTTTTTCTTTCCGTGCTTTATCAATATTTAACATACTACTCCTTTCTAACACGATTTTTCGTGTTTTTTTGTTTTAAAATTAAGCTCATCTGAGCTTGATATAAGTTTATTACATTTTTTCGTGTTTGTCAACACCGAAATTCATGTTTTTTGTGTTTTTTTTGATAGACAAACGAAAAATCGTGTGTTATAATGAGAATCAGAAAGGGAACAACTATGAATGAAGAAGATTTGAAACAACTTATCCTGTCTCGTTATAGTTCTGTAAAGTCTTTTGCGGAAGATAACGATATGCCTTATTCAACTGTTCGCTCAATATTAGAGCGTGGGATAATGAACGCCAACGTTGAGAACGCTATAAAAATTTGTTCAGCTTTAGGTATTAGACCTGAAATATTCTCCCCGTTGCTAGATACAAATAAAGAGAACCCCCAAATCCTCTCCATCTATAACAAGCTGGAAGAAGACCGACAGGAAAAAGTCCTTGACTTTGCTCAGGGACAACTAGAAGAGCAAGAAAGCTCTAAGGTTACTTCTATCTTTGACAAATTCAAAGATGATGAGAATTATATTACTGATTATGTTGAGGGACTGGTTGCTGCTGGTCGTGGTATTTTCCAAGATGACAATTTACATATGGAGGTGAGACTACGTGCAAATGATGTCCCTGAGAGCTACGATACTATAGCTAAGGTTGCTGGTGACTCTATGGAGCCCTTGATAGAAGATAACGACCTACTCTTTATCAAGGTTACTAGTCAGGTAGACATCAATGGTATTGGTATCTTTCAGGTAAACGGTAAAAACTTTGTTAAAAAGCTCAAGCGTGACTATAATGGTGCTTGGTACCTACAAAGCCTGAATAACAGCTACGAGGAAATCTATTTGACAGGAGATGATGACATTCGTACTATCGGTGAAGTAGTTGATATTTATAGAGAGAATTAAAAAAGAGGTTATTATGGAATTTATTACAAATGTTTTAGCTTTAGCAGTTGTTTTAGGTGGTTTTGGTATTTGGTGGTTTATTAAGAAACAACCAAATGCTAAAAATAGAAATTTTTCAATTATGTTTACAATTGTATGCTTTATGCTCTTTGGGATACTTAACCCAAATAAAGAATCTGAAGAAGCGCAGAATAATACTAGTACGACTACCAACACGACCAT